AATTAAATAATACAGTCGAAGTTGGTACAAGAGTTGTACTCAAAGATACTAATAAAATAGGTACAGTAATAGACTTAAATGAAAGTAAAGGAATAGCTACAGTACAAATAGCAAATAAAAAAACAGGTAAAATAGAAAACAGAAGATTTGTAATTGATGATATTAGACCTCCTGTAAAAGGTAATAAAAAAACTCAAGCTTCAATTAATGAAAGTGGTAGAGTTCCTGTAGAAGTTAAGTTTATGATAGATAGGACTAATAAAGGAAATCCTATTTATAAAGCATATAATAAAAAAGGTGAACAAGAAATTACTTATTCAATTAGAAAAGCTCTTGACCCTAAAACAAAAAAACCTTTAGATAATGCTTGGACTGTAACTAGAACTAGTAAAAAACCAAATCCAATGCAAGACCCTGATAATGTAAATTTACCAAGTGTTGTTGTATCTACTAATTTAGGTACTTTTAAAAAATTAAAAGATGCTAAATCTTTTGTAAAAGGAAATGTAAACAATAGAAAACCTCCAAAAAATAAAAAAGAACTTGTTGATAATATAGTAGATGATGCACTAAATCCAGCTAATCCTCCACATAAAATAGCTAATCCAGTTTTAAAAGCTTATCAAAAATATTTAGGTATTCCTTTAAAAAATATTATGTTTAACAATCCTGCAGAAACAGTAGGAGCTGTAATGGGTTATAATATAGAAGCATTTAGAAATTCAATGTTTGAAGATAATCCAGATTTAACATTTGCACAACAACTTGGTCAAAGACTTATATCAGGCTTTGGAGGAGCTGCAGTTGGAGTAGGAGCTGTTAAAGGTGGAAGATATCTTACAAACGCTGCTATTACAAAGAATTTTAATTATAAAACTCAAGATAATAGAGTTCGTGAATGGTTTGGTAGAGGAATTATTTCTGATTATGGTTTAGATGAATCTTATTTAAAATTAAAACAACAATTTAGAACTGACAAAAATACAATAGGTTATCAGTTTTATGATATAGTAGAAAAAGCATCTAAAGAATTAGACTTAGATGAAAGAAGAATGTTATATTTTTTAATGACTGGAGACCAAGTTGAATTACAAAAAATAAATCAAAAACTTATTACTGGTGAAATGAATCCTATTAAGGCAGAAACTAGAACTTTAATTACTAAGTATGCTGTAGAATTTAGAGATGCTGGATTATTAAATGATAAAACTTTTAAAAAAAATATAACTAATTATTTAAAACAAAGTTTTAGAAAACCTATGGAAGAAAAAGCAGCAGCTAAAGGAGGGTTAAAAACTTTTTACGAAAGTCAAAATGAAATAAGAATAATGGGTGATGAGTTTAAACCCAGAGGAAAAATTGAAGTAGTTACTAAAAATCAATTTAATAGAAAAAACTCAAAGTTTAAAAAGTCAGATGGTTGGGAAATACTAGAAGAATTAAAAAATGGTAAGTTAAAAATTAGAAGACAGTACACAAAAGAAGAAAGACTTGGTTTAGAAGAAATTGAAGATGCTGCTTTTGCTATAGCAGAAACAGGTAGATTGTTTGCAAATGATATAGCTACTATTAGATTTTTTAAAGAACTTACAGAAATGGAAGGTATTGTTATAGATGAGGCTGCTTATAAATTATTAACAAAAGAAGAACAACAAAAATATAAACAAGCTAGTAAAGCAAGTATAGGTGAAACAAGAAATAAAAAGTTTGGTGAAATTGGTGGTAAATATGTAGATAGAAATGTTCTTAATGATTTAGAAAATATGTATGGTTTTGGTTTTCAACATGATTTTTTAACTACACAAGGTATAAAACAACTAGACCAGATTCAAACATTTTGGAAAAAATTAAAAACTGCTTTTTCTTGGTCTACTCATGTAGGTAATACTGCTTCTAATACTCTTATGATAGATGCTGCAGGAGTTAAAGGAGGTTTTTCTGGACAGTTTAAATTACTTAGAGAAGCTCATAAAGCAATGCAAGACCCAACTTCTGTAATAGGAAGACAAGCAAAAATTGATGGTATTTTTGATGTTGGTTTTGTTTCTACAGAACTAAAAAGAATGGATTTAGTTGATGAGTATTTAGCTAAATTATATAATTCAGAAACTGTAGGTGATGGTATAATAGCTCAATATTATCATAAATTAAAAAATGCAAAACTTGTTAAAGAATTAGGACCAGAAGCTTGGGAAAAATTATATCAATATGAAGACCAAATATTTAGAATGGCTTTGTATATAGATAGAATAAAAAATAAAGGTATGTCTAGAACTGAAGCAGCTATGGATGCTCGTAAATGGTTTATTGATTATGATATTAATGCTCCTGTAATTAGAGCATTAAAAAGAACAGTAGTACCTTTTATAAGTTATACTTACAGAGTTATTCCACTATTAGCAGAAACTGCTGCTTTAAATCCTCATAAGTTTGCTAAGTGGGCTGGAGTAGGTTATGCTATGAATAATTTAGGTCAATACATGACAGATGATAAAGAGGGAACAGCAGTAGATAGAGAAACTGTAAGAGAAGATTTATCTAGAAATATGTTTGGAGGCATACCTGTGATTGGAGATTTAATGCCTTATACTAATATTAGAATGCCTGTAGATGATGCAAATGGTAACGCAATATATTTAGATGTATCTAGGTGGTTACCCGGAGGAGATATCTTTGAACAAAGAACTACTGGCACAGGTTTTACAGGGCTTCCCGGAAACTTTCAACCCGGTGGAGTATACTTTGATTTAGTGGCTAATTTAGTTTTTAAGAAAGACCCTTTTACAGGGCAAGATTTAGAAGATATAGGAGTTGATAGTAATGCTGAAATACTCCTACATTTTGGTAAAAAAAATATACCTAATATTCCCGGTTTAGGAATGGCTGGAATATTACCACCAGCTTACGGAACTAAAAAAGTTCTTGAAGCTTTAAAACAACAAAAAGGAGAACAAGAAGCTCCTCCTAATGTTTTTCCAAGAGAATATGTAACTCAAGAAACTCCTGCTCTTGCTATAGCATATATGTTTGGTATTAGACTTAGACCACAAAATGCTGAAATAAATAAAAAAGCAAGAGACTCACAGTTTACAAGAGAACTAGGAGAAGTCCAAAGATTAAAAGATAAAAACTTTGATAACTATCAAGAAAGAGCTTTAACTTTAGAAGAATATGAAAAAAATGATGAGAAGTATGAAGAAGAAAGGATAGCTATATTAGCTGAAAGAGAACTTTGGGAAATTAAAGTAGCAGAATTAGAAGATAAAGAAGCTGTTGCAGAATTTAAAAGAAGAAATAAAAAGTTTGAAGGTGGTCCAATATCAGAAAACTTTCCAGTATCTGATGTAAAAGAAACAGCAGCAGATAGAGTTGACCCTTTTACAGGACAACCTTACTCTGACCAGATGGAGGAATTAGGATTAAATGTTTTTCAAGAAAGATAATAAATTAGATATAGAACTTTGCAAAGCTGAAATAAAAAGACACGAAGGAGAAGTGTTAGAGATTTACGAAGATAGTTTAGGATATAAAACTTTAGGTATAGGGCATTTATGCCAACCTCAAGACCCTGAATATTCTTGGGAAGTAGGAACTAAAGTATCTCAGGAAGTTGTTGATATGTATTATGAACAAGACTTTGAAAAACATTATCAAGAAACAATACATGTCTTTGGTAGCGAGGAAGACTTTGAAAACTTACCAGAACCTATACAAAGAGTGTTAGTTAATATGTGTTTTAACCTAGGAGGTACAAGACTTTCAAAGTTTCGTAACATGTTAAAAGCTTGTAAAGAACATAACTGGGATGAGATGGCTAGACAAATGGAAGATAGCCGTTGGTTTAGGCAAGTAGGTAGAAGAAGTAAAGAATTACAAGATATAGTATTAGGAGTATAAAATGAAAGGATTACTAAAAAATATAGTTGGAGCTGTTGCACCTACATTAGGAACTGCATTAGGTGGACCGATGGGAGGAATGGCAGCTAACATGATATCAGAAGTGTTAGGTGTTCCTAATACTCCAAAAGCTATAGAGAAAGGAATAGCAGAAGCTACACCTGAACAAATGTTAGAACTTAAAAAAGCTGAACAAGCTTTTGAAGTTCAGATGAAAGAGCTTGATGTTGATGTATTTAAATTAGAAGTATCTGATGGTCAAGATGCTAGAAGTAAATTTAGTAAAGACTGGACAGCTCGTATCATGGGTATAGCTGTAGTAGGTGGATTTATGGGTTATATTTTTCTTGTTACTTTACAACCACCAGAACAAAACTCTGAAGCTCTTATAAATTTAGTATTAGGTTATCTTGGTGGTTTAGCTAGTGCTGTTATTAGTTTTTACTTTGGAGCTTCCAACACAAAAGATAAATAAAAAGGAGATGAAATGTTATCAAAAGGGGAGATAAATAGAAAATTTTTTGGACCATTACTTATATTAAGTTTAATGGCAATGTCGTTTGCTGCAAGTGCAGATGACTGTGATGCTGGTACACAGTATTGTGAAGATAATAATTTAACTACCACTAATAATACGACTACTACAAATACTAACACCAATAATAATACTAATAATAATACAAATACTAATACAAATACTAATACGAATACTAATAATAATACAAATACAAATACTAATACTAACACTAATAATAATACATCAACTAACACAAATAACAATACTAATAATTCTACATCTACCAGTACTAATACCAATACTAACAACAATAATAATACTTCTACCTCTACCTCTACATCTACTGTAAACTCTACAGTAAATCAAAATGTAAACAATAATAGTAATTCTACTAGTAATAATACAAATACTAATAACAATACTAATGTTAATCAATCTACTTCAGATTCTAATGTTACTACTGATAATACTAATACCAATAATAATAATACAAAGTCTGATAATACTAATAGAAATATTAACGAGTCTAATTCAACACAAACAATAAGACAAGAAATAAAAAGTAAAGCACCTCCTGCTTCTGCTATAGCACCTAGTATTATGTCTTATTCACAAGACCTTTGTACTGTAGGTCGTTCTGGTGCTTATCAAGGACAAGTATTTGGTATCTCTACAGGTCGGACAGTTACTGATACTAATTGTGAACGCTTAAAACTTTCTAAGTATCTTTACGATACTGGTATGAAAGTAGCTTCAGTTTCAATATTATGTCAAGACCCTAGAGTATTTAAGGCTATGGAAATGGCAGGTACTCCTTGTCCTTATCAAGGTCAGATAGGTAAAGAAGCTGCTAAAGCTTGGTCAGAAAATAAATCTAAAAGACCTGATGCTAAAGAACAATTAAAACTTTTTATAGAAGAATGTACTTACGATAAAAATCCTAACAGAAATAATATAAATAAAGATGTAGTTGGGTTAGTAAAGAAAACCTATACAGCTAAAACTAAAACTAAAAGACAATGCAAAAAAGAATTTTATGCTACGCAGTAGCGTGTCTCTTAAGTCTTAATGTCTTTAGTCAATATATCTACGAAGGCAATCAGTCTTTAATAGACCTTACCAATCAATCAGGTACAACCAATCTAAACTCTGGAGACGACCAAGTTTCTAATGCTTTTAATCTAGGGTTTAACTTTGATTTTTATAATCAAACTTTTAGCTCTGCTAGAATGGCTACCAATGGTTGTCTACATTTTAAAACCTCTGGAGCTTACTGTAACGACTACACACCAGACCCTTTAGCAAATAAAGCATATACTTATACTATGCTACCTTTTTGGACTGACTTAATACGAGATAATGGTTCAAAGATGTTAGCTAAAAATTTTAATGATATGACAGTCTTTGGTTGGTATAATATGCGTGAGTATAATCGTGCATCTGATAACAGTTTTGAAGTTATACTTTGGACTAACAATACTTTTGAGTATAGGTATGGTGCATTAGATATAATTAATCACGATGTTTTAATTGGTGAAGTAGGTAGTGGTAGCTCTGAAATATATCAATATTTATTTCACGATGAATGTAATACAGGCTCTACTAACTCTAGTAGTTGTGTAAATACTAACTGGAACGACACATCATTTAATGATATGTTAGAGAATGGTGGTTCGTTATATGGTTCTGGTAGTGGTAATAATATTGATTGTAGTAATCCCCTAAACAATTCAAGCTGTTCTGGTTATGCAGCAGCTTATCAAACACAACAATGTGATATAGACCAGTTATACTCTGAGTCATGTCCTTACTATTGGGATGCTTATGATGACCTTCAATGTGATTTAGACCCACAGTATGCTCCATTCTGTCAAGGTTATAGCCAAGAAAATTCAGTAGCTTATTTTGAAGAAGAATTTGATTATGGTTATCAAGAAGAGTATGACATGTATGACACTTTTGAAGAACCTGAAATGTTTGAAGAGTTTGTATTTGACTTTGAGTATGATTTTTTTGAAGAGCCTGAGTTAATATTTACAGAAGAAATAATCTTTGAACAACTACAACCACTTGATGAATTTATAGAACCTCTTCCATTTATACGAGAAGAAGAAATATTTTTACCTATTGAAGATTTAATGATTGAGGAGTTTGTATTTCAAGAAACATTTATTGAAGAAATGGAGGAGTGGTTTGAGGAAGAAGCAATTATTGAAGAAGAACTTGCGTATGCAGAGGAGTCGGAGGAAGAACTTATTGAGGAACTTATTGAGGAAGAAGAAGAAGTTATAGAAGAAGAAATACAAGAAGATGAAGAATTAGTTATTGCTGAAGAAACATCTGAAGGTAAGAGTTCAATAAGTAGAGAAATGGCATTAAACATTATCTCTTCTACTTTAAATACAGCTCAGTCTAGTGTTAGTGGTACTACATCAGGAAACTCTATACACTCTACAGGTGGCACGACAGGAGCTTCTAGCGTATCATCATCTAATTCTGGTGGTGTAAGCATTAGTAATTCGCCTAGTATATCAGAACAATTTGCATCTTCTACTGCACAAAATAATCAAGTGTTAGCTATGAGTTCTAATATTACAAGCTCTACAAGTACAGAAGTTGAGACAGTTGAGACAACGAGTGTCGCAGTTGATACAACATCTACTCAAACTTTACAAAGTCAAATAGATGTATCAGTTTCTACAGATGCATCAGCTACAGAGACAGAACAAACTGTAGCCAATGTTATAGCTCAGAACTTACAAGATGCTCAAGATGATGTTGAAGCTAAACAAGAAGAGACAGGTGAGTATGGGTCAGAGAATACTATTATAGCTTATATGGGATTTGTACCTAACTTTAATAAATATAGATTAGTTACATTACCGGACCAAGATATATGGTATGAGTCTACAGATATCTACGCAAACAATATGCTGTCAGATAACATTGAAGGCTTTTACCAAATGGCAGGTCAGAGTTTAGAAACTTTGATTAAAATAAAAGAACTAGAACCAAAATTATAGGAGAACATTATGGATTGGTTACAAAATAAAACAACACAGTTTATTGCATTGATAGGTATTATTGGAACTCTGGCAGGGTTTGGATATCAAGGAGCAGAGTATGTTAATAGATTAGAAAATCTTGAAGCTGCTGTTGGTGGTATCGCAGATACCGAAGATGCTCAAAAAATAATTGAAGAAAGGTTTGCTAAGATAGAAACATCAGTTCAATTTTTAGAAAAAGAAATAGACAATATATCTATTCCTGATGTAACTGAAATTAAAACCGACATTGCTACAATTAAAGCAGACCTTGAAACTTTAACTAAAGATATATCTAGACTAGAAAGTGGTAATCCTTTAGCTGGTTAAATGAAAAAAGAAATAGAAAAGAAAATACTTCAAGCAGCTAATCTTTCTCCAAGTGAAGATTGGATAGAAAAAATTGTAGAAGTACACCCGATGAAACAAGTAACTATTATGTCTGTTGTGCAAGTTAGTGTATTTATGTTTATGTTACTATCTTTTCACATAATATCATCTTTATTTGGTTAAAAATAGATAAATCCTCTCAGAGGCATGGAGAAGCCCGTAGTTAAATAATAGGTCTTTTTGAAGCCAAGGTATTAACTACCTTCCAAATGTTTAAGCATGGGCTTTAGGTGTTGAAAATTTTTTTCAATCGGACATTATTCGTGCATTTAAATTATTTTCTAAATAATTATGTATGTTATCTAACTTTTGAGTGCATTCTCTTATGAGAGTATTTAATATTGAATAATCTTCTTCACTAAAATAAGGTTTTAGTTTTTTTATATCTGTTGATATTCTTTCTGTAACTAATTTACCTGACCTGTCATATAATAAAGTATATTGTAATAATTTTGCTTCTTGTTTCATATTAAAAATTCCAGTAATAAATTTTTGATTAAAAGAAAAAGACCAACAGCATTTAGAATAATTAATGCTCTATCTTTCCAAATCAACCCAACCCATAACCAACCAGCTACTCCAAGTATAGATAGAATTAAATCTATAAATTGTAATCCTTCTATACCTCTTATAGACATAGCACATACAATAATAGAACTTGAAATCCATTTTACATACCATGATATATCTCCTTTAGGAGTTGCTGATTTAAAAATTCTTTTTGAATTAATAATTTCTTTTGGGTCAAACTTTGGTTTATTCATTTAAATCACTAAATGTTATATTGTCTTGTCTTCCTCTTAGTCCTGCTTTCATGTATGTTGTTGCTCTACCTTCAAAAAAGTTTTGATGCTCAACACCCATGACTTCATCAATCCAACCAAGTGGATTTTCTCTTTGGTCATAATTAGTTTTAAGACCAAGTTGTAGTAGTCTTCTATCGGCTATATATCTATTGTAAGCATACATATCTTTCTTAGTTAGTCCTTGTAAGTCTCCCATTTCAAACACTAAATCTAAAAATTTATCTTCAAGTGTAACCATTTGTCTACAAATTTCATATAGTTCTTTCTTAAAATCATCTGTCCATATTTCTATGTTTTCTTTGATAAATTCTCTAAATAGTTTAGTCATAGCTTCTACATGCATAGACTCATCACGAATAGAATAGGTTACTATTTGACCCATACCTTTCATGCGACCAAACCTAGGGAAGTTTAACAAGATTGCAAAGCTACTAAAGAGTTGTAGTCCTTCTGTAAAGGCTGAATAAACTGCTAAAGTTTTAGCAATAGTTTCTTTCTTAGCTTTACTAGGTTTAAAGTTACCAACATAGTCATGCTTGTCTGCCATTTCTTCATAGTCAGCAAATGCTTTGTATTCTATTTCAGGCATACCTACTGTATCAAGTAGTAAGCTGTAGGCATGTTGATGTATTGATTCCATGTTAGCAAAAGATGACATCATCATTCTTGCTTCTGGCTTTTTAAATATAGGCATATACTTATCTATATATCCTGATGCTACATCTACATCTGATTGAGTAAACAATCTAAATATTTGTGTAAGTAAATTTTTTTCTTTATCTGAAAGTTCTTGCCAATCTTTTACATCTGTATGTAATGGTACAGACTCTGGCATCCAATGCATTTGATTTTGTAATACATAGTAATCAAACATCCATGGATATTCAAATGGTTTATAATAATCTCTATTGCCCAGTAAGCTCATGTCTACTCTCCCTTAATCCTTTTAAATATTCTGTTGCTTCTATATATTCTTCAAATAATTTAGCTACTGTATCTACAGTATTAGGATGGTCAGCCACCCCAACTCCTTCTAAACAATACATTTGAAGATTACATAAAGCTTCTTGTTGTTTTGCTTTATATCTATTATACAAAGCATCATATATAATTTCTACTTTCATTTTATCCCTCACAGGCTATGCATTCCACATCATCTAACTTGATTCTTGGAACTTTAATGTTTACATTTTCTACATTTCTAGCTGCGTTAGACCTAAAATAGTAGAGTGATTTTAATTTATTCATACCATACCAATGCACATCATTGACGTACTGCATGTATTCATCATGTTTGTCTTGGTCTTCAGTTGCTTTTGGTAAAGTAAAGAATAAGTTTACGGATTGTGCTTGACATATAAATTGTTGTCTTTGATATGCATGTTCCACTACCCATATTTGATTTATTTCATTTGCTGTTTTAAATATTTCTTTTTCATTATCAGTAAGTATGTCTAAGTGTTGTACTGAACCATCTTTACCTGCTATATCTTTCCAAATATTTTCTAGCTCTTTAACTTTTAAACCTTTAGACTTTAAAATCTTTTCAAGAAATTTGTTTTTAACTTGATAGCTCCCTGATAAAGTTTTGTGGGTATAGCAATTAGCCCTATAAGGCTCAATACTAGGGGAAGTGCCACTACATATAATGCCACTACTAGCATTAGGAGCAACAGCAAGGAGATTAGCATTTCGCTTACCCGAACCATGGATATCAGGAGCTTCGCCCCTTTCTTTAGCCAACTCTTTACTTGCTGCCAAAGCTCTTGATTTAATAAAAGTAAATGCTTTATGATTAAAACCAGTTGCGAATATCCCTTCAAAAGGTATTCCCCTAGATTGTAGATAAGCATGAAAACCCATCGCACCCAACCCGAGACTCCTCTCTCTATACGCCGAATACGCAGATTTAGTATATCCTTCTTTACCTTCTCTAACATATTTTTGAAAGCGTTTAAAATTTGCATTATATCCTCCCAGTTGTGATGTATCTATTGCATTTTCTATGTAATGTTCTATAACATTATCTAGCATTGTTATTAAATCTGATATGAAGTTATCTTCTTTTGACCAGTCATCAAAGTGTTCTAAGTTTACAGAAGACAAGCAACATACTGCTGTTCTTTCTTCATCAGTAGGTAAAGTTATTTCAGAACATAAGTTGCTTTGTCTAATCTTTAAACCTAAATCTTTTTGTTCTCTTGATAAATATTTATTACAGGTATCTATGTTTATCATATATGGTTCGCCTGTCTCAGCTCTAGCATGAATAATCTGCCACCATAAATCTCTAGCGTTAATAATCTTAACAGCCTCTTGAGTTTTAGGGTCAATCAATCTCCAGTCTTCATCATTTTTTACTGCATCCAAAAAAGCATTAGTTATATTAATACCATTGTGTAGGTTTAAACACTTTCTGTTTATGTCTCCACCAGATTCTTTACGCATGTTTATAAATTCTTCTATCTCCGGATGGCTTATATCCATGTATGCTGCATAAGAACCTCTTCTAGTTGTGCCTTGATTAAAGGCTAACATTTGAGAATCTACAACATGCATGAATGGAATTGAACCAGTAGAACGACTGCCATGAGCAGTAGAAATACCGTTGCTCCTAATATCGCCCCAATATCCACCAATGCCTCCACCTGAACTTGCCAACCAAATGTTCTCATCGTAGTGATTAGATAAACCATGGCGACTGTCAGGAACATAATTAAGGAAACAAGAGATAGGTAGCCCACGACTGGTTCCCCCGTTACTAAGTATAGGAGTGCTAAACATGAACCAACGAGAGGAACTGTAGTTGTAAAGTCTTTGAGCCAGTTCAAAATCTGTCTCCCCTTTGTAAGTAGCCCCGAAGACTGAGGCTCTTGCGAATGCTTCTTGTGCATGTGTTTCTCCTTCCCAGAAATATCTATCTCTGAGTGTATCTAGACTAAATTTATCAAACTCTTTTTCTTTATCGTAGTCTATTTCAATTCCTAAGTAAGGCTTAGTTCCTATTTTATCATCAACCATTATTTATTCTCCAAGTCATGTATGTTTAACATAATAATACCATAGTGTAACATTTTTAATAAATCTTTTTTATTCTTTCCTTCTTTGTTTCCATATCTTTTTGCATACTTCATAATGTTTCCAATACAAAAACCTTCTCCATGTCCTGCATCTACAATTACATCTGTTGCTTGATACTTATCCGAAGCATAATGTTGTCCATATGTGTTATATATATATTTTTTTAATTCTACTAATAATTTATCTTCATTAAATTTATATTTCATTTCCATTCCTCTGGTAAGTTATCTTCATTATACCATACAAAATTGTTTTTGTCAGCCCATTCTGCATGACTTCTTTTAGTTCCGTCCTTTCTTCTTTTAGCTTGTGGCATAGGAGAATGTGGACTAGAAAATAAAAACACTAACTCAAATTCTCCTACTGCTTCTTTTAAAGCCTCTCTTATCCAAATATATTTACTGTATTCAGCGTAATCCCAGAACCTACCTTTAGCTTCTAGTAATATTGTTTGTCCATTAATAACTTTTGTAAAGTCTGGTTCATATGTATGTTCAACAACATAATCTATTTTTTCATTATGATGTTCCCAATCTTTTAAAACTGTAGTGTGTAGTTTATGTTCCCATTTAGAATCATATCCTTTAGGTACATTTTTTTCTTTTGGTCTTATTATCCTTGGCTTTCTATATCCTGCCATGTAATATCCTTTAATTTTTTATTAGACTTTTTAATTTTTTGTGCAAACCATCTAGGTGTGTACGCAGAAAGCATAACTTTTTTATTCATATAAACATGTGTTTGCTCTGGTAAATATTTTTTAATATTATTTACAGACACTTTTTCTTTTTCTTCATCTACTAACATAGTCTTTAACCAGTCAACAACTAAATGATTTGCTTTCTTTCTTATTTGTTTTGATTTTTTTCCGTTCATAATACTGTTGAGTCATAATTTTTAACAAGCTTCCAATAATTTAGTAAGCTGTTAAACATTTCTTTGTGTTTATAATGTGTGTCTTTATCCCATATATGAGTTAAAACTAATTCTGTATCTGCTCTGTCAACAAATATAGATATTCTTTCAGGTTCTTCTATGTTACAACCTTGGGCATAAGCTGATAGTTGCATTCCATGTTCATCATATACTAATTTACTAGAGTCTTTTCCTTTTAAGTTGTCTTTAGTTTTAAAGTCTATAAATATACCAGACTTAGAATACAAATCTATCTTACCACCATAACCCTCGTTAGCACAGAAAGAATCTTCTGCTATCCATTCTTCGTTAGGATAGTTTGCATCTAACCAAGACCTAATAACTTTGTAAGGTTTTGTTTTAGCTCCACCCAGAAATCCTTTTTCTATTTGTGCATGAATTTTTGTACCTTGTTTAGCAGCATTCATTCCTACTTCTTTACCTGCATACTTACATTTGTTTACATACTCTGGGTCATCTTGATTTACATTTAAAGATGCCTCTAAAGCTTGTGTAATCTTCCAGTTTTCTAGTGAAGGTTTAGCTGCTATGCCTATAATAGTAGTAACAGAGGGAACAAATCCTTCTTTCTTAGCATCACGAAGAGTAGTGTTTCTTTCTTTACCATTAGCACCAACAATAGTATACATAGGTTTACCCTCATGGTCATACCAATGTCCTGCTTCTGATTTATAATCTTTACTCTGTGTCATTATCTAAGTCCTCAAATGTTTTGTATACATCAGATGTAAATAGTTTTTGTATATTTACTAACCACATTCTACTTGCGTTATGGTCTCCACCACTTACAGATTTTTTAAAGTCTAACTTTTCTATAAGCTGTTTAAGTTTTGGAACATCAAATATAAATGTGCAAAATATATCATCGCCAATACAAAGATTGTGAAACCAATAATCTGCTTCTGTTACTGCTATACCAGAAGGTTTACCATATGATTGATATTCAATACATATGTTACCTGTTTTCATCCACATACCTCTTTCAGATTTTACTTCTATTTTTTTATCTGTAAGCATATCTGCTATTTTATCTTCTCTTATTTGACCATACTGTAAATCAAGGTCAAACTTTTTCATATCTTTTTTAATGGGTTTCATACCAACTGTCTCCTATTTTGTATTCGCCATCTAAAGGACAACGCATTTTATAATATTCACTTGCATCTTTTATAGCTTGAACTCCTGCTCTACCTACATAATCTGCTTGTGATTCCTTCACTTCTATTTGCCATTCATCGTGTATATTGGCTACTATTTTAGCATCAATAGTATTTAATTTCAAATCTAAATTTAATAAAGTTAATGCTTTTTTCATTACGATAGCACCACCACCTTGTAATAAACTATTAAGTGCAGCGTGTCTATGTCTAATTAATATCTTTCTTCCGTCTAAACCTTTTAAGTATTTCTTTTCCGAAGCTCTATCAACTCGTTGTTTAAGAGTTCTAAGTGTTGGTAGACTAGCAAGAAAGCGTTCTCGCAGTTGTTTACCTGCATCCCTGCTTCCCTTAATGATTCTTCCAATCTTTTCATCTCCAGCTCCGTAAACGAGTGCATAGATGAAAGTTTTCGCCTCATCTCTTGATTTAAGTCCAGCAAATCTTTGGTTAGCTGTATGAATGTCTCCGTTAATAATTTCATTTATGTATTCCTCGTCAGCCATATAGTGTGCTAACATTCTTAATTCTAATCCACTTGCATCTATACCTACAAGTTTATAACCTTCTGGTACTGACCAACAAGACCTACATTCTTTACCATAAGGACTATAAACTGCAGGTACTTGTGCCATGTTAGGGCTTCTATGAGCCATTCTACCAGTAATAGCTCCAGTACATATGACTGACCCATGAACTCTATTGTCTTGTTTATCTACAGCATCTATCCAAGAATGAACTTGTGCTAATCTTTTTTGATACAACAAAAAGTCTGCTATAAGTTGAGCTTCTTTAATGTGTGTAATCTTTTTGAGTGTAGTCTCATCTACAATGGCTTGACCAGTTGGAGTAAACTTATTTGGTTTCCAACCTAACTCTTGTAGTCTTTGACCTATCTGCTTTCTTGAACCTAAATTAAACTCTTGAAGAGTCTTTCTCATGAAAGGTTTTTGTTCAAGCGTACCCTCTATTATATCATTGTACTCTTGTTCTGTCAATCCCTGTTTAGAAAGTTGTCCATCTTTTTTTAGTTTAGGTGTAATTAATTTGTCATCTATCCAGATAGGTTTAAATGTTTCGTGTACTTTATCTTCTGTTTCTTTTAATTTAGAACTTAAAACAGAAGTAAGCATCATAGCTTTTTCATCATCAAATAAAAATCCATTTCTTTTTTGTTCTTCTAAAAGATATGTAACTTCATGTTCTAAATTTATTGATTCTTTTGAAAATCCAATAGATTCTTTTTTCAAATAATTAAATAATTTATTATTTATTACAACATCTTGTTCGCAATAATCTAACATTTCTTTAGTAAAACAAGTCCATTCTGGAGAATCTTTTTTAGGTAAACCTAATTTATATCCCCACTTAGCTATACTATGACCACCTTCTCTTGTAGGATTAAATAATCTGGAAAGAACTAAAGTGTCTACAACTTTATCTGCATCATATAAATCTATACCTTTTAATTTTTTAATTACTGGTATGTCATATCCTATGATATTGTGTCCTATAATTTTATCTGCTTCCTGCAAAAGTTTTATACCTTCATCTAAAGTATCTTCGTAATATCTATAAACATCTCCTGTTTCATCTACTGCTACTAGACACCAAATGACTGTAGGATTTAACCCATCTGTTTCTATATCAAATACTAATTCCATCTTCCTCTACCTCAAATTCTGTCATGTCTTCTTCTGCTAATCTACCTGTGTCTTTATCATATACTAATGAACTTGCCATGCCTACATCTCCTGTGTATCTTGATTTCAATACACGAAGCTTTGTTGTTCTTGCTTCAAGTTCATCATCTGATTGTTGATTTCTTTCTAATGCTATCACACAATCACTTAATTGTCCAATACTATTTGACCCACGAAGATGTGATAAAGAAACTTCTACACCATTTTCATGTCCTTTGTTTCCGTCAACTCTGCGTAAGTGTGATACTAATATTAATCCTGCTCCTGTTTCTTCAACTAAACTACGAAGCCTAGTCATGATAGAGTCTATAGCTCTTCTTTCATCGCCTTCATGCACAGCACTAACAAGCATATGTAAATGGTCTACCACAACCCACTTACAATCACAACCAACTATAAGATATCTAAGCTTTGCAAAGATGTCATCTATCTCGTTAGTGCCAAAGTGTGCATGAATGAAAACTCTATCCTCTTCAAATACTTTATCAAACATTTGCATGATAGTATCTCTATCAAACTTTTCTCTTTCTTGGTCAATGTATAATCTTGCATTAGCTTCAATAGAAAGTATACCATCAACTGTTCTTTTCCAATCTTCTTCCAATGCAATCACACCTACATTATCTTCTGTCTGATTAATAAGCCAATGCTCTAGCTCTCTAGTTACACTAGACTTACCAAGACCTGTGCCACCTGTTAAGGTAACAAGCTCTCCTTGTCGTAAGCCATAAAGCTTTTTGTTTAATCCTTCCCAAGGAAAAGGTATGCTTTCTTTTTTCTTTCTGTTTAAATAAGAATCTTTCTTATCAGAAACTTGTATGATACCACTAGGAGTATATACCTTTGCATCCCACCATGCTCTTGTAAACTCTTGATGCTTACCTTGTTTGAGCATATCGTTTGCATCTTTGTAACCATTTGGTAGTGTTACAATCTTTGCTTTTCCGGGTTTTAAAATTGTTGCTACTTTTTGTGCAGCTTCTTGTCCTTGTTTATCTTTATCAAAACATAGAACAACATTGTCAAAACTTTCTACATATTCTAAACTTTCTTTTATATCTTTTACTGCTGATAAAGCTCCTCTTTTAATACTTACACAAGCCCACTTGCTACCTAGTAATTCATAACCTGCCATAGCATCACATTCGCCTTCAACTATTGTGATATATTTACCACCCTCTTTAAATAAATTTTGTCCAAACAATCCAGAGCCTTGTATAGAACCATTGAAAGAAA